CGGGCGAGCGCGTGACCCCGATTTTGGAACTGAAGTGGGACGACGTCCGCGACGGGTTTGTGATCTTCCGGGCCGAGAGCCGCAAGAACCGCCGTCGAGACATCGACCGGGCCATCTCGCCAGAGACGGCCCAGGCCATCGCCGAGATCGCCGAACCCAAGCGGCAGCGGGTCTTCGCGTGGGACAAGACGATCTCGACGCTCTACAACACCATGGACCGCATCTTGGCTCGGGCGGGCCTGCCCGCGAACCGCTGGAGCAAGTGGCACCGGATCAGGAAGACCACGGCCTCGTACTACGAGGCTGCGGGCGGGTCGGCCCAGCGTCTTCTGGATCATGTCTCGCCGGCCGTCACCAGGCGGTATCTGGACCCCCGCGTGGTCCGTCCAGAGCACGACGCACCGTCGGTGCTGCCGAGGGTGAGCTAGGGCTGTCCGTCCTGCGGCGGATCTTCGACTCGCTCATCGCTTGCTCCTCGTGTGGCCCGGCAGAGTGTCGGTGCGTGGCCTGCCTCTAGTGTGGCACGACTGCGTTGTGATGCGTGGGTTTCGCATCGGCAGGCGGGGGTGTCTCTTGCAGTTAGGCGGGCTCTTGCTGCACCGCAGCTCGGTACTCAGCCTCTGTAATCTCGGTGGCTTCTCCGGTGCCAAGCATGAACTCAAGCATGGCTGCGGCGGCTGGGTATTCGCAGAACGGCTCATTGACCGCCAACACGATCCGGCCTTGCGCGTCGTGCGGGGCAGTGGCTGCTGGCTCGATGCAGGTGATCGTCTTCGTGGCTTCGTTGGGATGGCCCCACGCCTGATCGAGCGCAATGCGGGCGTTCTCATACGCCTGGTCGCCAGAATCGCAGCGGAAGTACCTCATGCGACAGTGACCCCCCATTTCTTGCCAAGTCCGCGCTCGGCCTTGGCAAGATCAGAGGACGACAGGGCGGCGGCATACACGACGCATTCGCTCAGATACATGATGTTTGCTCCACCGCCGTCGCACTTTCCAAGTTGCAGTTTGGCAGTAGTCGCTGAGTAGTTTCCGCTGGCATTTGCTTTGCTCGCCACAGAAACGCCATTGCGCCGCACGCCCATTGATGCACCGTTACGGAATGCCGTCAGAACTACCGGGGTAAGGTAGTCCGACTCTGTTAGTGTCGCGGAGAGGCGACCTCCTGATGCGTTCACTGTGTCCAGAAACATAGTGGCACCGCCTAAGAAGTTCGCAAAGAACAATCGGCCGCCCGCCTGCGCATCGCTACCGAAAATAATGTTGCCGCCGTTTGCAAGGGTCTGCATATAGGCCACCATCACGATGTAGACAGTGGGGCTTGAAGTGGGCGTCAGGAAATAGTCGGCAATCGTTGCAGATGACGTGACGCTGTCTGTAGTGTCAAAATACAGCGTCGGCTTACCGTTGAGCCCAGTCGCCTGGTAGGTCGGCTGGTTGTTAGCCGTGCCCTGCGTGGCGTGGAAGCCGTTTCCGCTCAAGTCGTTGACTTGCGAAACCGTGCTGCCGTTGAACGTCAGAGAAGAAGTATTGGCAACGTCGAGCCAAAGCTTCAGCCCGCTGATGCTCTTCGGATTGAATCCCGTGGCCCGAGGCCGAAGGAGTCGTGGGCTCATGGCCATGGCTATTTCTCTCCCGCGTCTCGTGCTTGTGGTTGCAGGGCGTACAAGAGCCTGGTTTGCTCGGTGACGGCCTTGCTGATCTCTCGCTGCGTCACGGCGATGTCCCGCAAAAACTCACGGTGGGCCTCGACCATCGGCACGATGATGTCCTGGCGGCCAACGTACAGCAGGGCACACGCCAAGAGCGTGGCGAAGCCGTACTCTCGGAGCAGGCCGAGCATCGTGTCCTTTTGCGAGTCAGTCATCGGCAAGCCTCCGTGATGGCAAGCCGGCCCTCGCTCGACTCCAGCCATTTTCGGAGCAATATTTTCACGATTTCCGAGACGATCGCGGCCAAGATGATCGACGCGAAAAACCCCATCCCGTATTCGGCACGCTCTCGCCGCTCAATGCCGCGGGCCAAATACTTGGCGACCACTTCGGCCTCACCCTGATCGCACTGGCGAAGCACGCCGATAGGCCAATCCTTGAGCGTCCGCTGAATGATGCGGTTGATGCGGGGGCGTCCCGCTAGGTGCTTGCGTGCAGGCAACTCTTGCCACACGTACTGCTCGAGCTCGTCGCGGGTCATTTGGCAACCCCCGTTCCGCCGCAGGCATTGCAGTCAATCACGATCCTGCCGTCTGTCGGCATCTTGCCGGTCCCCTTGCACGTCTGGCACTTGCCGTCCGTTGGCTTCGGGGGTGCAGGCGTCGGCGCGACCTCCTGACGCAGCTGCATGACCATGCGTGCCGTCTCGCAGGCAATGTCGGCCGACAGCGTCGGATCATCTGGAATGGTTGCGACGCATCCAAAGAGCAGCACCGTTAGCACGAGCATGAATCTCACAGCACACCTCTCAACCAATCTTCGGGTAGTTGCGTCGGCTTGAAGCCGCTGTATCCGGCGTACACGTAGGAATCGCGGCCCGAGCACATTCGGTCGATCACGTCAGCGTCGGCCCAAAAACTGCAGTTCTTCACCGCCTCTGGCATCGTTTGCGGGTAGTGCTTGCCGACTGTGTTGGATTCGCCCCACGAGTTGAATATCAAGATGCCGGGCCGCTTGCCGAAGCGGACGCCACCACCGAACATGCAATGCCACCACACGCCGCCAGCTTTGCAGAAGCCGTCAGCGTCTCGGCTCATGCTGAAGCCCTGGCCGCTGCAGAACACGACCCCGTATCCGTTGCTAATGGCTCGGGCACAGTCATCAAATCCGAGGGCCAGCGTTGTCTCCGTGCATCGCCGCTCCTTGGCGTACGGCTCAAGCACGTCGGGCACGCCGTTGCGTCCCCACTCTCGCTCGCGGCTGCTGCTGTGCTTGTCGAAGACCGTGCCCCCGTAGTCCACGCCATAATGCAGGGCACCGTAGTCGCGGATGCTTTTGGCGGCGTGGAATCCGGTGGAGCCGTCGCCCCCGGTGTTGACCTTTTGCCCGCGAGCCTCAACACGAGAGAAACCGTAAAGGCTCGCCTCTATCGTGCGGCCACGCCACGCCTCTGGCTCTTTTCGCCACAGAATGTCACAGGCCGCGAGCATGTCTACGGCAAGGCTTGAGCCCCAACCTACGCACGAGCCGACATTTCCCTGCGAGCCTCTTCGCCAGGACGGCATGCACTCAAGCAAAGCCGGGTACAGCATCACGTCCTGCTCGGCCGACTTGAGATCAGGGCCAGCACTGGAGAGCGTTGGGTGCGGCAGCGTCGCCACGAACGCTTCTGCACCTTCGGGATCGGGCACATAGCCCATGCCGTGCTCGGCCATGGCTATCCCCTATTAATGCCGGCCCAGGCGACTGCCTTGGCGAACTCAACAAACCGCTCCCGCACGGCCTTGTCAACGGGCACAACCTCGCGGCCAACGATGGCACTGTAGGCCGACTGCACGGCCTCGCGCAGCGGCTCGTTGCTACCTGGGACGTGCCCGCCGATGCGTCGCCATGCGATCTCGAGCGACAGCGTTGAGAACAGCTGCAGGGACCTTGTGTCGGTGAACACCGCCTGCGTGGTGACGGCGTCGCCGGCTACCACCACTGCGGCCTTCTGCCACGTCGCTGCCCACAGGGCACGATCACCCGCCGGCATCCCCTGGCATGCGGATGCAATCTCTGAAACGGCCTTCTGCATCTCCACGGTTGGAGTCTCCACGTCAATCACTGGCACAGGCGCCGAAGGCAGTTTCGGCAGCTTGATCTGGCCCCACGCCGCTGCGATCAGGAGCCCTGCGGCTGCGACCCGGCCGAGGGTGGCACGCTCGGCGTAGGCGGCTTGGGCGGCCTTAGCGAAGTGCCGAGCGAGCGTTTCCCAGTACGGGGCTGCCAGGAAAGCAACCGCCGCCACCACTGCGGCAGCGCGTATGAGCGAGTCATCGATCACCTCGCGGCCTCCGCTTGAGCCAGCACGAACCGAACCAGGGCCTCGCCCTCTTTGGTCTTGAGGATGTCTGCCAGCCGCTTGACGAGCTCGTCGTCAAGTTTGGCGTCGGTCTTGGCGGCAACCCACTCGGCGGCCTCGCCAACCACCAGGGCCTTCTGGTAGGGATCGGCCGCGTTGATGAACCGCTGGCCGTAGCCGATGAGCGGAGCCCAGGCATTCAACAGGGCGATCTGCTGCCAGATGTTGAGGTTGCCACCGTACTGCTGGAGCTCTTCGGGGGTCGCTTCGTAAGCGGGCATGCCTAGTCCTCCTCGTCTGATTCTGAATCCTCACCGGCTCCCCCTTGCAGTGGCGGCGTGATGTTGACCACGTCGTTGAGCCAGTCAAAAGTGTTGTCGTACGTGTCTTTCGCCTCTTCGTAGGCATCCTTCCGGTCAAGCCGAAATGGCTGCTTGAAAACCTCTTCGTCAAGCAACTTGCCGCCGCCGTCGGTCATATACAGGTACACGTACTGCTGCCCGTACTCGATGACGATTCTGCGGAGCACGTCTTCCCGGCCTCGTGGTGCACTCATTCGTCTGGCTCCATGCACATGCCATCAACGGCGTTCCTGGCCTCGTCAGTGAGCTCGATTCGCCGCAGGACAAATGCCTGCGGCTTGGTCACCCTACGATCACGCTCCACGTCTTCGGTCCACGTCGCTTGTATCCGCATGCACGCCTGGCGGATCTCTGTCGTGGTCGGGTCTGCCGCTCGTCTGGGCTTTGCTCGGAGCCTTCGGTCATGCCTGGGCGGCAGATCCCAGACGTGCTTGAGCCGGATGACTTGGTCGCGCGTGATCGTGTAACGCTCGCACAGCACACGCATCGGAATATGCGTGAGCCAGTCGGCCCGAAATGCCGCCACGCTAATCGTGGCCGTTACGCCGCGCACGGTTCTGGTAGCCAACTCATAAGGGTTCGCATCGCCGGGCAGACATACAGATGCTGTCCAGTCGCCTTTGCAATGCTGCGATGGAACGGCACATGCTCGCAGTCTTGGGTGCCGTCATACGTTCCCTTCAGATAAGCGTCCGTGCGGTACACGGCCATGCCGCCGAAGGCACTAGCCACGATCACAGGCGGTGAGCCGACTGGGGGGAACCAAGAGAAGCCCCAGCCGCCGTAGCCATTTTGGTACGTGTCCCAGTAGCACCCTGGCTGCCCAACGCCACGCAGGGCCCATAGGTCGTAGTGCGTCCACTGCGGCCCGTGGCCGAAGTCGTACTGACTCAGCGACACGCTGGCCATGCCGTAGGCGCCTGGCATCTCAACGAGCCAGCCGATGGCGTTGAGCAGCCCGTGGTGCGACCACCCGCCCCACATATCCCAGTCGGCGACGATCACATAGTCCGCGTCGCCGGCGCACGCCCGAACCCATCTTTGGCATGCGTCACGATACTCGGCGAGCGCGATAGTCCTTCGCCCGGCAAACTCTGCCGGAAAGTGCCCACGGCCCAGCATCTGATAATGAAACGTGGCCTGACGATGACGGCGGCAGAAGCCGGCAAGCACCTCGAGCGTCTGGTCCTCGCAATCGTTGCTCTCAATGTGCAGCTGCCAGGAGGCCATGCCATCGGCCATCGCCTCGATCGCTCCAAGGTTCTGGGCAAGGCGAACGCCGCAGTTGCGGGCCAGGCCGACAAAAGCAATGGATGAGTTTTTGAGCCTTATGCGGCCCTCTTCACACCGCTCGGCAAACGATGATGCGAATGGCTCAATCGGGTGCAGCAGGTGGCTGGCAATGTCAGGCATTGGCGGCCTTTTCTTGGACGCGACGAAGTTTTTCCCCTGCGGGAAACACTCCGCATGCGTGGTATACGAAATCGCCTGGAACCCAATGCGTGCCAGGTTCGCCATCGACTCCGCCAGGCTTGTTCCACTCGCACGAGTTAAACGAACGCAAAGGGGCAATGGTCAAAATGTCGCCAAGCTCTTCCGCTCGCCGCTCGAGCCAGGTCTGCCACACGCAAGGCAGATCCCTCCATTGATCTTGCTGTACGGTGATGCTTTGAAGTAGCCACCTAGACTCAATGGTGTTTCGCCAGACAATGCTGCCGCAGTTGATGCGGTTCCATCCGACGATGCCCTCTTCGCAGACCGTAACGTGCGGCCCGAGACACTCAAGGCGATGAATCGGCTGTCCTATGTTGGTGATGACGGCGTCAGCGTCCAGCGTCCACACCAAGTCATACGAATCAAGCAGCGGAACTAGAGACGCGACGCCAGCATATGCGTCCGCAAGCTCCTTGTAGTCAAACAGCACTGAGTACCCGTGCTGCAGGCAATACTGAATCCGGTTCCCCATGACTGCATAGGCGAAGTCGGCTATGTTCCGCGAGATGCTGGTGACTACGACAACCCTCACGAAATCCGCACGGTAGTCCGTGCCTCCGTGCCGTAGCTCTTTTCCACCACCAGGCGAGCAACCAGCGTGTCATCGCCCATCACGTCCTGCAGTGCGTCAAGCACGGCCTTGGCGATGTTGTCCACGTCGGGCCGTGGCAGCACCGGGGCGTCTGGCCTGACGCCGCTCTTTTTCAGATGCGACTTGGGCCGAACGAACACGGCATCGATCACGACGTTCAGCGGCTCGCCTGTCGTGCCAAGCCCGGCGTCACGGGCAGCAGCTGCGAGCGATGCACGGTAGTCGTGCACCGGGTGCTTGCTCGGCACGTACGCACGAGCGAAGCCGCCACGGGTCGAGACTCGCGGCCTCGGCTGCGGCACTGGATCGCCCGGCACGGTGAACGTGATCGCCATGCACGAAGCATGGCAGCGGAGTCAAGCCGGACGGGTTCGGCGTGCTATGCAGCACTTGACCGCGTCTCGCGGCCGCGCGAGGCGGATTCGGGCGGGCGGCGGGGTGTTATGAGGTTCCGCAGAAACACTGGTTCTGTGGTCATTTCAGCCGCTCCAGCAGGCCGCGCAGGGTGGCGGCGTATCGCTCAAGCCGCTTCGACGGCCCAATGCACCACTGCGAGAAATACTCCACCGCCTCCCGCTCCGCGTCGGTGAGCGATGGCGAACGGTAGAGCGGGACAACTTCTGGAAACCCGTACTCCTTCGCCCACGCTTCCGCTTTGTCGCGGCTGCATGAGTGATAACCGACGAGAGTCTTTGTCCCGTCCATCACAGCCCACGCAACCACAGAACCATCCGATGCAGGAGACATCGCTGCCGAGTCCTGCGGTGTAGTTTCGTCAGTCATGCGATGCTCCTGATCTTGAGTGTTCTACGCCGCCCCGCCTTGCCGCCACTGCTTTGCCGACAGGTCTATCTCGCCACGTCGTTCGAGGTAGTGCCGCTGCCTGCACTCATACGCACGCTGTGCAATCTGCTCGGGGGTTGGATCTCCAGGGAGTGGCCCAAGGTTTACATTCAGGGCCTTCTGGTAGGGCTTGCGGCGTGGGAGCCCGTACCGCTTGGCCAGCCTGCGGATCGCCGTCTCGGACACGCCGAGCCTCTGAGGCAAATCTGAACTGTAAACGCTTGGGTCTGCCCACAACTTGAAGAGCAGTGGCACGTCGACGTTGATCTTCTTAGGCAACGATCATCCCTCCGCCGCCAGCGGCATGATGACGCCGTGGTAGTCGCCGCACCGAAGCACCACGGCCGACTGAGCGTCCACGGCTTCAATCTCAACGGGCTCTCCGTCATCGCAAGCCCGCAGGAAGTCGCAGACAAAGGCCGGATCCAGAGACACGGTAGCCGCCTGGCCGAACTCAAGGTGCGGGCACGTCACGCTCGACTCGCCGGCTTCGCTGCTGCGAGCCGTCAGGTGGATGCCGTCCGCCGTAATGGCAAACAGCACACCCTTACTCTGCTCGCTCGTGACGATGGCCGCCTGCCTGGTTGCGGCCAGCAGCTCGTTTCGGCTCACTGCGGTGGCCTTGGCGTCACGCTCTGGAAAAACGTCACGCCACTTCGGAAACCGTCCGTCAAGCACTCGGCCAGCTACAACCGTCCCGTCGATCGTGGCGATCAGCTCGTTGCCAGCCGACTCGAGCTGCACGGCACCGTCGCTGTGGCCTGCAATGCCAGCAACCACGTTAATCGCACGGCTCGGCCACAGCGTCGCGGTGTCGTCAACGGCCTGGTCAATCTCAACATCGACGCGAGAAAGCCGGCGGCCGTCAGTCGCAACGAACGTGGCCGTCCCGTCTTTCACTTCAACCAGAACGCCACCCAGAGCGTAGCGGCTGGACTCGTTGTCGCAGGCGTAGGCCACGGCCTTCACGGCGCGGGCAAACTGGTCCGCCGGGATTCTGGCCACCGGCTTTCGGCTTCCCTCATCCACAGCATAGGCAGGGAACTCAGAAACCGGCTCCGTCGGAAGAGTCCATCGCCCTGATCCGATGGCCAAGGTGCACGACGTGTCGCCAATCTGCAGAGCCAGCTCTTCTGCGGAGCCAGCCGCCGACATGATGGCCGTGAGCCGCTGGTGCGGCAAAAGCACTGGCTTCTCGTGGTAGTCGATCTCGCACGAGATCCGCAGCTCGAGATCAGTCGCCTCAACCACGCCGCTGCCAATGTAGACGTTTTGCAGCACGGGCTTTGCCATGCCGCCAACCGCCGATCTAACTGCAACCAGTGCCCTTTTAAGGGCGTCGGTTGCCAACGTGATACCACCCCGTGCCTTGCCCTTCGCGGGCCGCTCCTTCGTTGCTGTCGCCATCCTTTGGCTCCTTTCGCTTCATGGAACAACCAACCAGAATCCCGAGAGCAAACGTGCCCGCGAGAAGTAGTTCACCGACAGAAATCCACACGAGATGTTGTAGGCTCATAGTGCGACCCCTGGGTCTTCGTCTTCGTCCTCGAGCAGCGGCCACGTCTTCGGTGACGAAGCTGCCTCAAACTGCTCGAAATAGCACGCCTGCCGCACAAGCCGGTCACGCAGCTGCTGGCACTCGGCGTCGGCCTTGAGGAGAGAATCGCACGCCTCCAGCAGCACCGTGGCCTGCATCGTGAGCCGAGCCCGGCTGACACGGCCAGTGTCTTTCGCTTGGGCAACCGTTGTGGTTGCTTCAGCCAGGCCCCGGAGATAGTCAACGATCTCGTGCGTTGTCATGCGATCACCTCGATGTTGCGGCTGCGGCCCGGCAGGCGGCGAATGCGTCCCTTTTTCTCCAAGGCGTCAAGGTGCGCCGTCACGGCATGCGGGCTGCGAAAGCCGAACGCCGCAGCAATCTCGCGGCTTGTCGGCGACGCCGCCTGCGTGTGCTCACGGACGTAGTCCAGAATCGCCTGCTGGCGAGCGGTAAGCGGCTGAGTGTCGGTTTCGGTGGTCATGCGATCTCCTCCTTGAGTTTCAGTGACTGTGCAAGCGCAACGACTTCGGCCGGCCTGCGGTACGGTGCCGGCTTCATGCCGGCGAACTCAGCCGCCTTACGATCAAGTGCCGCCTTGCGGTCCACGTCCTCGGGCCGCTTTCCCGGCTCGCGGTTCGTGCCGCCCTTGTCCTGGCACCGCTGCAGCCAGCCCACGATGAATCGCCGCCAGTTGCGACGCCCGGCCCGCTGCGGGTTCGCCTTGAGCCACGCCGTGGCCTTGGCAAGCTCCTGAGCCAGCACGGCACCGGGGAACGCCTGAGCCCACTCCTGGCGGTCTTCGTCAGTGATGCCGCCCCACCCGGCGTCAGCCGTCCACGAGACACCGGCAGGCTTCGCCCGAGAGCGTGACGGCTTTGCCGGCTCGCTCGTGGGAACCGGCGCAGCCGGTATGTCTTCTTCTTCTCTCCTCTCCTGTACTGTCCTCTCCTGTAGTGACGCAGCAGCGTCACACCCCTGTGACGGTCCACCGTCACGCGAGCGCCACCGGTACGAATCCTGCCGCTTGGCGTGCATCGCCCTGGCCTTGGCGGCCTGCGAAAAACGCCTTTCCCAGCCGACGATTTCAACGGTGCCGTTCAAAAACGTCACCCAGCCGACTTGCTCAACAGCAAGCCAGAACTGCTCGTCGCCGCCGGCCAAAGCCGCCAGACGCCGAGGTGTCGCCCGCAACACGCCGTCCGCCGTGTTCATGGCAGCCCACGACCACAACTGGATGAGACGGTAAACGACGGCCTCAACAGGCACGCCGGTCACGTCCACCAGCTCGAGCACCTCGGGCTTGGTTCCGAGGTTGCAGTCAATGGGTATCCACTCACCGGCCATGGTTAGGCACTCAGCCTTTCGTGATGCTTATCAAGCCAGCCGATTACTTGATGTGGGCGAGGTACCCACTCAGTAACAAGCACCCGCCACTGGTCGGCGTCGAGCATCAGAGACTTTGCGCCGCAAGCCCACCGGACCGCTGCGGCTTCAATGTCCTGATAAGTATCAACCTGTTCGCCGCTGGGCACAGAGTGACGGGCAACACATACAACGTGGTTGCCTGGGATCTTTGTGAGCGACTCATACATGATCCGCTGACCGGTTTTCAGGCTCGCAAAGTCGCAGCCGTTCTTGGTCAACTCAGCCCACAAAAAGCAGCCGTAAGACTCGACCACAAAGTCGATGTCGCTTGGTGTCACGCCACGCGCCAGCCGCCACCCTGAGTGGTCCAGCATTTTCCCCTGGGCATACGCCTCTCGGCAGATGATCGCGCCGCCAGACTGACTCATTTTGCCACCTCCATGCAAAATCCGAACGACGAGAACGCGCGGCAGAAGTCGCCGGTCTCCTGTCCCAGAAACAGCACCGCCTGCCCCTGTAGCGGGACGGCCACCTTCCGTGGGTGCCAGAACTTCACGCGGCCTTTAGGGAAGCAGATCGCGGCGGCCTCGGAGGCCAGCAACTGGAACCACTTGGTCTCGGTCGCGTTGTTCACAAGCACGACGGCCCGACTCACCGAACCGCATGCGTACTCGTCGCACAGCTTTTCAACGAACTGCCCAATCAGCCCGGACTCGTATGGCGGATTCATCCAGACGTTGCCCTCCCACTCTTTGGAAAGCCCGTTATCCTCGGCGGTGTAATACGTCTCGGCCTGCACAATCTCGTTGGCAGCCGGGTTTGACGCAGGGTCCAAGTGAATCTCGCGCAGCACCTGGCGGGCTGCGTCGATGTATTCCTTGGGCGTGTACCACTCGTTGTCGCCGCTGTTGTTGGCGACGTGCGGCCGAGCCTTTACAGCCTCCACAGCCTCGGCCACTTGCTGCTGCGTGGGCTGTTCCGGCAGCGACTTTGCTGCCGCCACGATCTCGTGCTTCGGCGCGTCAATCTCGCCGGCCACGATCTCTCGCTCAATGCCCAGCGCCTCGACGGCGTCGGCAAACTCGCCGTCGCGTCGAATCGTCTTCTCGTTGACGCCGTGCTCGGCAGCGAGAGCAGCGGCGTTGTCGATCAAACGGACATTTTGTCCGGTTGATTTCTTATCTCCGCCCTGAGTGCCTTTCGTCCGGTTGTATCGCCGCCCTCGCAGCAGGCTCATCTGCCGAGCGTCAAGGTTCCGCCGGCCCAGCTGGTTCTTGTCGATCCAATCCGCGGCCTCGTCCCTGCTCTTGAACCGAAGTTCGTGAACATCGAACGGCAGTTCAAGCCGCGTGCAAATCTCGTAGCGGTTGTGCCCGTCAAGCAGCGTCAGCGTTCCCTTGCTGGCCCACACCACCAGCGGGTCGCGTGCACCACCGTGCTCGACAATGTTCTCTTCAAGTTGCTGACGCTCTTCGGCGGACAGTGGCGGAATGAGCGAGGCAAACTCGGCGTCAATCTTGATGTCTTCAAAAACCTGCGGCATCTCTGCCTCCCTGCGTTGCGTGTTTCACCCGTGGCCACCGTGCCACATGCGTCAAGTTGGTTCTGGCCGCTGTGCGTACCAGTCACGCTTGAACAGATCGAAACCACCTTGCCCGCCAGCCTTTCGCCAGTTGCAGTACGCGATCACGCACTGCGTGAAGACAGGGTCTTCTTTGACAGCGTCCGATTGCTTTCGTTCGGCAATCTCTGTGCGTCGCTGCTCGTCTCGCCAGTTGCTCACGCCACCCTCCACACCGTCGCCATCCGTCCGCTGGCCGTCTTCCTCGTGCCGTCCTCCACGATCAGCCCGCGCCTCGCCAGTTCAATCCGCCGTGGCCGCACGGTGCTCGGGTTCATCTCGAGCTCGGTGGCGATCTCCTCGTCGGTGCTCGGCCGCCAGGCGATGAACTCAAGCACCTTCCGCTGCAGGGCATTAAGCGTCTTGCCGTCGAGCGAGTCCGCCGCAGCGGCAGACGTAATCGAGCCGTGGACGCTCGGGGCACGAGCCGCGAACAGCGGCAGATCGGCCATCCTGCGGGCCACTTCGATGGCTGGGTTGAAGTCGGTCATGCGACAGCCTCCTCAGCGTCGAACAGCGTGCGACTGTTGGCAGCGTGCGTCCGCTCGGCCTTGGCCAGGTTCTTCAACGCCTGGGCGTGGTACTCGGGCTTGAGCTCGCAACCGTAGAAACGGCGGCCACGCTGGAGTGCCACATACCCCTCGCTGCCGATTCCCGTGAACGGCGAGAAGACGATCTCGCCGGGATTGCTGTAGAGCCTGATGAGGCGGTCAATCACGGGCAGCTGCAGCGGGCAGATGTGCTTCGTGTCTTCTTCGCTCTTCGCAGCAGACGTGTTGAGAGTGTCAGTCTCTCGCAGATCGTTCCACGTCCACGCACCCTCGGCCCAATCGATCCACTCCTCTCGCGTGATCTCGTTCGCGGCATCAATCGGCACGGCGTTGTCACCGGCCTGGATGAACTTGATGAGGTAGTCGCCCATGGCCCCGCACGAGATGCTGCGGTCACGCTCCAGCGTCACGAAGAGCAGCTTGTGCGAGTGCGTGCGGATCGCCTGCGCCTGCGGATTCTTGGTATAGAGCCAGTCGTACTGGTAGGTGAGCCCGGCACGCTCTCCGAGCCGAATGTTCAGCCCGCGAAAGTCAAAGGTGCCCTTCTCACCGTTGCGGGCCAGGCCGGGGATCTGCATGACGTGCACCACGGCTATGCGGCCTGGCTTCAGCACGCGAGCCAGAGCCCGGTAGAAGTACCGCAAGTGCACCTTGGCCTCGCCACGCAAATCGTTTGAGTTGCCGATGTCCTCGGGCTTCGACGTGTAGGCGAAGAGCGACGGGAACGGCGGCGAAAACACGGCGAAGTCCACCGACGCCGGCGGCATCTCTTCGAGCATGTGAGGGATGCAGTCACCGTGGTGCACGGCGTACTTCTGGTCAGCGTTGAGAAGATTCACGGAACATGGCCTCCTGCTCGCGGGTGTCTGCCTCAACGCGACGTGCCTTCCTCAGCACGTTCTCAACCATTGGGCGTTCAATCTCAGTCACGGGGATGTGGACGTTGAGCGGACGCCACGAGCCGACGCGATTGCTCCTTTTCACGGCCTGGTAATACTCCTCGTAGGAGTCCTGCAGTCCGCTGAATACCTGTCGCGTGCAGATTTGCAGATTGAGTCCGAAGCCCAGAATCTTTGGCTTCGTGATCAGCACCTTGATGCTGCCGGCCTTGAACTCGTCAACGAGCCGCTGCCGTTCTCCCTGCGGCGTCTTGCCGTCAATGCTGGCCGCCTCTGGCATCATCCTCGCGAGCATGTCCTGCTCGTCGTTGTAGCGGCACCAGATGATGGTGCTTTCCGTTGGCCACTCTCGCACCATGTCAACGATGTATTGCGGCTTGATGCTGCTTTCGCACTTGGCCATCCGCGAAAGCTTGGCCCTGGTGGTGATGCCGCCAAGCTCAGTGACAAACAGCTGCCCGGTCGTGGTCCGCACTGCTTTCTGCTGCTCGTCCGAGAGCCGCACGTCATCAATGTGCACGTGGATAGGCGGGATGTTGTGGACGTTGTCGCTCCAGCCGTAGGTGCTCGGATCAGTCAGGAAAATGCACCAGTGCGAAAGAGCACGGTAAAACGGCCTCAGTGCGTGTGGCTTCAGTTCCCACCGCTCCATTGTCTGGCCGCGATTAATGAAGAACTTGGCCAGAAAACTGTTGACGTTTGGAAATGCGTCAAGAAAAACGGCGTGATTGGCGTATTCAATCCTGTCGTTTGGTGCCGGTGTCCCAGTCAGTGCGAGCTTCCATTCAACGCCAGCACCAATACGCAGGCACACCTGGCCCCACTTGCCGTAATGGCTCTTGAGCATGGATGACTCGTCTAGGATCAGCCCGGCCAGATCGCCGTCTGGCGTGTCATCCCTCAGTGCGTCGTAGTTCGTGATGCCTAGGCGTCCGCCAGGCTTCTTCAGCCACTTCGCCAGATCCTTGGCGGCGACCTGCTCCATAGGCAGCGTGTCACCGTAGAACTTCGTGGCCTCGGCCATCGTCTGCTGCACAACCATCAGCGGCGACACGATAAGCACGGGCTTGTCTGGCACCGTCTCGCGGACGTGGCGTGCGAACTCCAGCAGCATGAGCGTCTTGCCGAGCCCGCAATCCGCGAAGATGGCGTACCGCTTCTTTTCGATGGCCAGTGCGACGATGTCACGCTGATAGTCAAACAGGCCAGGCTTGGGCTCATAACCAGCCTGCTTCGGCTTGGCGGCTGTCACGCCGATGTCGCTGGCGTACTCGTCTGGAAACCACGCCATCCGGCCGTGGATCTCGTATCGAGGCAGCGACTTGATCCGCAGAAACTTGCGGTACGAGTCGATCGTGTCATCGAGATAAACCTGCATCACGCATCCTTTCGTGTATTGGCCCCGTGACGTGGGGCATTCGGCCACGGCCTGGTGGAGTCCCGAGGTAGGCCATCCGTGGCTGCGGTGGTTTGAAACGACTCCCGCTGCGTTGCCAATGCGGCATCTGGAACACGCCGCGAGCCCATGGCGGGGCTTATTCCCACTTACTCCTGTTGCTGTGAGGCGGGTCGCCAAATCGCTCTTTGGGCGGCTCGTATTTCGCAAGCCGGTTGCACACGTCGTTGAGCTGCACGCGCAGCTCGTGGATCGTCTTGAGTGCCCGGTCGTAGTTGCCGCCGAGCTCGTCCACGTAGGCAGCGGCTCGCGGCCGATTGCACCGCTCAAGGAACCCGGCGATCTGGTCCGCTGTGATCGTCAGTGGCTCGTGGCTGCGGGCCAGGTTTGCGTCAAAGTTCATGCCGTCACCTCGTGCTCGGCAGCCTCGTTGGCAAACTCCTGGCCGTTGTCGCTCGACTCAATGAGCATCTCGGCACGGTGGTGCATGAGCTTCACGAGCTCGTCGTGCTGAACAGCCGTGAAGACACCTTCTCCGAGCCGCTTGTCAACGAGCTTGCGAAGCGTGTCCAAAGCGTCGAGCGTTGCGGCCTTGCTCACCGCCAGGCGAGCCTTGCCAACCGGATCGTCGGCGGGCTTGGCGGGCTCGGGCTTGAGCTTGACCGCCGTAGGCTCATCGAACTTCGGCCGCACCACCACGGGCTCGGTCTGCGTCGGGTAGTCCTGCGCCTCTTCGGCCGTCACCAAGCCCTTGAGAACGTCAGGGAAGGCGTCACGCAGGGCGAAGCCACGGGCCCGCAGTTGCAGCATCCGCTTCGGGTACTGAGTCCACGGTCCGCTCTTGCCCCACAAGCCGGCACGCTTGGCATCTGCAACGCTGAACTTCACCGCAGCCGGTGCAGGGTAGCCACGCCGCTTGGCGATGCAGGTGGCAACCATCTGCTCACCTTCGCCGTCCACCGACTCGCTCACGAACTCGCACACGGGCGAGCTCTGCACGAGGGCAAGGGCAGCATCGCCCCAAATGCTCGGACGCCCGTTGATCACTGCGATGCACTGCAGAGACTGCATCGGGCCAAAGCCAAGCTCGGCACCGTGCTGGCCGGCCAGCAGGCAGGATTCTGGCTTGTTCTGAAAGTCTTTCGGGGCAAACGGCGTCTTCGCCACCATCTGCCAGAACCGCCAGGCGTCATCGAACGATTGCAGTGCCAGCCCCCTGGCCGGCGTCGTGCTTGTGCTGATCTCCGTGCTCATCTCGCGTCCTTTCGTGGTGGTGGTGTCAGTTGTGGAAGCCGTTGCTGCTGATCGTGGCCAGCAGTTCTTGCTGTGCCAACTTGGGCTGCGTGGCGATGCTCTCGACGGCAGCGGTCAACCGCTCAAGCGTCGCCTGCATCAGGCTGATGCCGTTGTTGATCTCGCACAGGGCGATGACTGCGGCCTCAGTGCGGCTGTCAGCCCAAGCCGGGTCGCTCGTGCCTTTCTTGCTAGTGACCGGCTTCTCCGGCTCAAGCACTCGCCTTGCAGCTTCCGCATCCACCCACACAGGCCCGGTGCGGTCGTCCGTACTTCGCATCAACTTGACCGCTTCAATCAGCCCGTCGGTGTGGGCGTCGCTGAGTTTCTTCTGGTCTGTGATTGAGTCAGCCAGCACAGAAATTCGCTTGAACCCAGCGGGGACTTGCGACTCGTCCGTGATGACCTTGGTTCGATACTTCCTCATGCTGCGTCCTTTGCTATTGGTAAAAATGCCCGCTCGGCGTCCTGCTCTGCGGGTGTTTGGTTGCGTCCTTGCTGCTGGGGCTCCGCCCCACTCCTTCCGCCTGACGGTTCCACCGGCAAGCGGTCCTTTGCTCAGTGCGTGATGTCCTTTGCCGAGACGGCCAGCCAGCCGCCGTCGATCTCGATGCTGAGCCGATCGCCGTCGATGTCCCAGATGCGGCCCTGCCACCGCTTGCCGCAGGTGGTGCCGCTGACGAAGTCGCCAACGGCGTAGGTGCGTTGGCTCGGCGTCTGCTCGTGCAGGCCGCTCACGGCGGCGAGGTACTCGTTTTCGTGCGGGCTGCTGTCGTTCGTGATGATCATGGGGGGCTCTCCTTCGTGTGGGTGGCGTAATGTACGCCCGTTCAGTCGTTCGTCAAATCGGATTTAGGTGCGTGGCGTACGGGGAAAACGTCGATGAGGGGAGTCGAAAGTTTGTATAGGTGTCGCATGCCGGTATAGGTAGTTCGGCTACTTATAGCGGTAGTTCGGCTAACGTGCAACCACGCCAGCCACGATCTTGAGAATCACCACGACGAGTTCGAGCCAGAGATCCGTGCTCATGTGTTGGCCCTCCTTGGCCTGGGGTAAAGAAGTGCCACCCGTTTCGCCCCTGTCGGCTGGCCGGGTGGCCCCACCGTGTGCGGTCAGATGGCGAAGCAGCTGAGCGGCAGGCGAATCTTGGCCTTGTCCACGCCGCGAACCGGGCAGTCGGCACTTACGGTCAAGACGTACTCGCCGATGATCTGGTTCCACTCGACGCGGCGGACGCAGTAGTGGCCGCCAGCTTTGGTGCGAATCTTGTCGCCAGACTTGATGGTGCATCCGCCAGCAGCCATTTCGTCAGCGATCATCCGAATCCCCTTGAGCGTTGCAGCGTTCATCGTTTCTGCCTTTGGCTTCGTGTCTCGCGGCGAGTCTCATTTGCTCGCCACGCCCATACTGTAGGGTATCGGTAGTTGGGCGTCAAGTAGTCCAGCAAAAAACTTGTTGGCCTGTTTTGCCGGGGAAAACGCTACTTCCGGCGGGCGGCAGCCTTCTTGGGCTTCTTCCGCTTGGCGGCTGGCCGCTTGGCCAAGTGCTTTTTGCCGACCGACCGGGTGCTGAGGTTGTCTTTGGCCTCGCGGGCGGCGGCGGCCGGGATTACCCAGACACGCTGGCCGATGCGACGTGCGCCAGCAATCTTGCCGTCTCGCAGCAGCATCCGCACCCAGCCCTCGCTGCAGCCCATTACGGCCGTGGCTTCAGCCACGGTGAGGTATTCGCCGCCCTCGATGTTGTGCGCCATGCAAACCATGCCCCCAATACTACATGCCTGCGGTAGTTGGTCAAACCAGCGTCCCGCACCCCACTGACGCCGCCGGAATCCGGCAGGTTGCCCTGCCAGACCCGGTCGGCGTACAGTGGTGTACGTGAACTCTACTGGAGGCGAGGGGAGATGAACACTTGTACAGCATGTACACTCAATCCCAACATAACCAAGGGAGACGTAAGTCATGTGTGCGATGTCATTGCGAGAACTCAGCGAGCGTTACTGCCTGCTTCGTGGATTGAAAGACAAGAGCGTCGGCCTGTACTGCATGCTGTGGGACCGCGTGGATGCGTTTTTGGGACGTGAAGGCACGGTGGCCGACTTGGATGACCTCGTCATCAGTCGGTACCTCAAGTGGCGTGCAGAGACGCCCGGGTGGCGTGGGCGGCTGCCGAGTCCGGCGACGGTGCGAAAGGATCGCGTGATGATCCAAGCCGTCTGGACGTACGCCGCCCGCAAGCGGATCGTGGCCGAGTTCCCAGAACTTCCGAAGGTGAAGGTGCCGAAGCGGCTGCCAATCGGCAGGGCCTACACCGCAGATGACGTAGCCAAACTGATCCGGCGGTGCCGGCACCGCATCGGCCGCACCGGGGGCCTGCCGTCGGGCTGGTGGTGGGCAACGCTGCTCTACACCATCTACTGCACCGGCGAGCGGTTCGAGGCCGCTACCAGCCTGCGATGGGCTCAGGTGGACCTGGAGCGGTGCCGGGTGGTGTTTCTTGGGAGCACCCGCAAGGGAGCCACCAGAGACATCGAGCGCGCCATTACGCCCGACCTGGCCACGATGCTGGCAATGCACAGGCGCGAGCCGGCAGACCTCGTCTGGCCGTGGGACCGCCGAGGCCGCAGCCAGTGGGCGTCGCTCAAGGTTCTCTGCCGATCGGCCGGCGTGCAGTACCGGGGCTTTCACGGACTGCGACGCACGGCGGCCTCGTACGCCGCACTGGCCGGCGGGGCCGCTGCCGCCACACTCCTGCTCGACCACAGTGATCCTAACTTGCAGCGGGTGTATGTGGACCCGTTGATCTGCCCAACCGAGGGCAACAGCACGGCGGCACTACCACCGCTGGACCTCGACGGGCCGAATAAGCCGAGGTAGCCGAGCAAGCGGGGAGGCAGCGGGGAAAGGAGTACCCGCCGCCTCAACCCGCCGCCCGGCTCACGCATCGACTCGCCTGGCTCGCTCGACGGCGGCCTCACCCTTCACGCGGCTGAGCTCCCCGAGCAGTCGCAGCACGTCCGCTGCCAGCGTGCCCGAGGTGCCCGTGAACGCACCGCTGAACTTGCGGGCACGCATCTCGCATTCGAGCAGGTAGGCGTCGGTGAGCGGCTCAGGCATTGCGGCCCTCGTCGAACAGTACCGCTGACAGCAGGCAATAGGCGGCGCAGTCCATGAGCGTGTCCCTAACTCCCTCGTGCACCAGGCGGCCAGTGCGGCAGTACGTGCGAAGCCTCTGCACCTTATCTGCGATGCGAACCATGCACGCTCGCCATGGCTCGATGCCCACGAACTCGGCACCTTGGCGGATGTTGGCGAGCGGGTCCGACTCGCTGCCGTAGTCCTGGCTCTTGGACAGATGCAGCGTCCGCAGCTCCTCGAGCAACTCAAGAAACGGCAGTGAGCCTGGCCGTTGGACGTGCGCGATGCCATCACCCCGCAGCCGCTCAATGGCTTCGTCAAGCTCGTCCTGACTGAGCCCGGCCCGGTGCAGGTGGTGGTCATCAATCTGCTGTTGCAGGTCGTCATCGGTCAGACGTGTTGCGTCGTGTAACAAATCCGCTGCTATTTGTCGTTCGGGCAGAGGTTCCGTAACACGATGCCGGCCAGCGTCGATATCGGCCTGCGTGAACTCATTCGTGTACCACTCCTCGTGCGGCTTGCCGGCGGCCTGAGCCTCGCGGCGTTGTTGGACTGCGGTGCGGAGTGCGTCGTTGGCGGCGTCAATCGTGGTCGTCATTGTCATCCCTAGGGCTGTCGTGGAAGGAGGCTCGGAGTTCCGTATGGTCTACATTCCACCGCAAGAGCATCCACCAACCGCCCAGCGGCCTGCTGCTCATGCCCTTCTCGACAGCCCAGCCATCGGTCAGGCACTCCTGCTTGTACGCCGCCGATCGCACTAGATGGATCGGCCGCACCTTCACGAGCCCGGTAGGCGATAGCCGCATCCGGCTTGCCTCAATCATCGTTCTCTGGTGAACGTGCCCGGCGTGAATGCAGTCTGCGTCCACGTCTACGAGATAGCGGCTGTAGTCGATTACGCCCCTCGTCACCGGCCCGCCGCCGCCGTAACCGTGGTGGTACCACAATCGGTACAGTGCCGAGTTGGTTTTGCCGCTTCTCGCACGAAACATCACCCAGCCTGAGTAGCCGGCGTGACGCACCTTTGAGCCACGCTGCCGCAGCTGCTCCACGAGCCTGGTGGTTAGGCACGTCTCCATCCGCTTCCGCACGGCCGTCTCGTGATTGCCGGGCGTGATCAGTGCCATCTGCTCGCGGTACGGCTCGAGCCACTCGGCACACTGCGTCACGATGTCATCGTAGTAGTTGCCACGCTGGAACTCTGGCCGCACGTCCCACTTGCCGTTCGAGCGTGGATCGTACTTGCCGCCCATGGCGTCAAAGTGATCGCCAATGCTGAGCACCGCAGCGTTGAGTTCGCGCGCCTTCGCCAAGTCGGCCGCAAGTTTCTCTCGGTTGCACTTCACGGAGTCCCAGTGCCAATCGCTTGAGAGCAGCACCCAGAGCCGAGTCGAGAAGTCAATGCGAGTTACGCCGCCTTCAAGACTCGTGGCCAGCCACGGGTCGCTGGCGTTCTTGCGGCGAAACGTGCCTGCACTACGGGCCATCCTGCACCTCTCTGAAACCGAGGGCGTACAAAACCTTGGCGATGTCCTTGCCAGCCTGCTCCGTGTGCTCCTCGCTGGCGGTTGGGTATAGAGCGTGGAGCAACTCGTGCACGATGATCGTGAGCTTGTGGCGGCCCTTCAGCCCGTTGTGGATGAGTATGCGTGGCCGCTTCGCCTTCTGCGAGAACGTGTAGCCGTACGCCTGGCCCTTTAAGTCGGTGAAGCGGATCAACCACCGCTCGTCACCGTTCAACGTAAAAACGTGATCCTCGGCCACGGGCAGACTCCTTTCGCCCGACTATTGCAGGGCCGTCAACGGGCAGCCTTGGCTCGCGCCCTGCGGCACGCTAGCCGAACGAGTTGCCGTGCTCCGAAATCGCTCCACGGCAAAAGCGTCGTGCCATTTGCGCGCCGCCTCCCGTGTTCCGCCCGCATTACGTTAAGAATCCTGGCCATCCCCTCAAGGCTCTCGCACCAGTCTGGGCCAAGCCGGTCCATAGTTGCAGCCATGCTACGGCAAGGGCAGTCAGGGGCAGGCTCAATAGCTAGCCAGTCCCTGAGCAATGCGTGGAGTTCCGTGCCGGGCAAAGCCTGGATGTGCAGTCCAGCAGCATTGCACTTGCGGTAGATTGGAAGCCGAGCAGCTTTGATAAATCGCCCGCAACGCGAGCAAGCAAACCCATCGCCGGATTTCTCAAAGCTGCAGGCCGCTACCATACGGCTTCTAGGTCCACTTGAAGACGAAACGCCTTGCCGGCCTGCGGGCTGGTGGCCGGGCAATTATCAAACGGCTCCGCAAAACGTACCGAGAATGGTGTTTCAAAGGAAAAAGAGACAGTACCTTGCGTGTCGCATAAGTGCGGAAGCCTGTCTTGAAATACGTCTTGCACAGTATCAATCTGGCGTCCGCATGTGACAGACGACAGGTCGGCGCATCGCAGCACGTTAAGTTGGGCCGACAACTCGTTCTGACTGCCGCTGCAAAACCAGCAAACGGTTATTGTCAGCCCGTCTTCTCTCACGAACTGATAGCAGGGGTTGAATAGATTGAGATCAGCGAACTCCAGCACATACGTGCCGTCTAGCAGCGATCTGTAGTATTCGTCGCTGCAGTCATCAAAGCCTGGCGGAAACTGTGCAGTACGCTCTCCGACTGTCAATACGACGATGACCTCCAATGGCACACGCAGGCCGTTGTGGCATTCGCACCGCTTTAAAACCGTGCAGCACGCGCAACCCATCACGGCACTCGCAATCGAAGAAAAGCGCTTGCGGTTGTCCCAACAACGGCTATGCCAACGGCGGTAGCGCTGACGACAGTGACCTGGGAGGTGCTTAAAGTCTTTCCGACGGTAATCACGCAATTGAGCGTATTTAGCGTCGCTGCCAGAGCCACGTCCTGCACAACATTTATGGTGGTGAAACCTGCCGCGACTGCCGATGATTGGGTTGCTGTAACAAAAACCGCGTTCTGCTGTTGCAGCACCGGGACCACCAAGTACCATGCAGTGCCGTCTTTGCCGACAATGCAAGGCTCGTTGACATAGCCTTGCTCTGTGATCGGCCAAGACAGATTCAAGACATTTGCGGTAGCCGTTGGCGCGTTGCTAAAGGTGACGACCTTTTGGCTGCTGATTGGCCAAGAGCCGGAAAACGTAGCGGCGCGTACTAACTTAGGCGGCCTGTCGCCGATCAACCTCGCAAAACTTAGCGGGGCAGTCGGCGACGGCGTTTGCTCAGCGGTGCGAACGACGCTTGCGATACGCTGGGCTGACTCCAGCGTGAACTGCACGGCGTCGCCAGGGCTTTTCTTGCGAGCCATTGCTACACCGTAGGTGGCACGCCGAATAGGGCCGAGAAGTTGGCTTCCCGGTGGACACGAAACTCGTGGATGTGGGCGTATCCGTTTAAGTTGATACCACCGCTGCCGTTTAGTGCGACCGGATTGGGACTGGCAACCCACTCAGCGTTTTGACTGTCAAACACCATGGCTCGGCGTTTTTGGTTTCCGTCGAGGTAGTTGTATCCAACGTCTGGCAGGAACAAGTTCCAAGTGCTCTCGCGGAAATGGATCTCCGACGTGGTTCGCCAGTAGTTGTAGGAAACATTGTTATATACCTCGGTCACGTACTCGGTCTGCACGCCGGCAACTTTCCAGCAATGCACGTTGTTCGTGCCGAGATAGCTTGATGCGTTCAGTTTGTTAGTTGATGCGATCAGATCCTGCGGCCCGCCAGCTGCGTCGAAGTCGGGGTAGTTTTTGGTGATCCTGGCCACCACTATGAGCTCTTCGGTGGTGAGCCCTTCGTAGTAATCGAACGCAGAGTTGACCAGGGGCCTTCTGGTCGTGCCGTCCCAGTAATAAAGGGCCGCCACCTGGCTCGGCTTTGCGTCGAAAGACCACTCGGACGTTCGGCTGAGAGGCGAGAGCAGTTCGTTTGCAGAAACGACTCCGTACTCCGCAGTCACGAGAACGTGGTACGGGGAGTCCTCGTGCCGCTCGGTCAGCGTCACCTTGCGAAGGCCGATCCATGCAAACTCTGGGTGCGGCGAGCCATAGTTGGCCAGATTGACGCCGCCGACGTTGATGCCTGGGTCGGTGATGACAGCCGTATGCGTGGCGGGATTGTTCGCCAGCGTGTCGTTCGTGAGCGTGACGGCCCAACTTAGGACCGCCAGTGGACGGCCCCCGAGTTCGTTTTCAAAGCGACGCGGCAGCTCAGTGACCTTGGCGATGCCCATTGCCTAGCCCCCCCTCGGCGTGTCGCCCTGGAACCGTGCATACCCAACGATTGCAACAGGCTGGTTGAAGTAGTTGCTGGCCGCCTGGCCGATGCCCAGTGCGATCTGCTCGAGGTACTTGGTCTGCAGGCGTTGCTGGATCAGCGCCGGGTCCTGGCCCTGTGCCGCCGTCTGAATCACGAGGTTGGCGCCCTCGGTGCTGCGAACGTCCGCCACGCTCAGCGACTGGTCGCCCAGCGTGTTGAGTTTGCGAAGCCGCTCCTCCTGTCGTTTGGCTTCGGCCTCGGCGGCCTTCTTCTGCTCATCGAATATCCGCTGCTGCTCCTGGGCGTACTGCTCTTGGGCCTTTTGCTGCTGCTGTTGATAAGCCTGCAGGGCAGTCTGCTGCTCTCGCTGGTATTGCTCTTGAGCCTTCAGTAGATCGGCGTTTTGCTTTTTCTGGTTCTCGACAGCGGCGGCGGCGTCTTTGTCCTTTTGACGCTTCACGTCTTCCAGGTGCTTCAACTCAGCATTGAATAGCTCTTGCTGCCGCTGCACTTCCTGCTGGAAAGCCTCGGCGTTCAGAATGCCATCGCGGGCCTGTTCTTGAGCAGCCGCGATGCCTTCTTGCAGACGCAGTGCAGCGTCAAACCCGGCTTGGCCAAACTCCTGAGACTTGGCAATGAGCCCGTTGATGTTGTCGTTGACGTTGTCGAAGGCGGCCTGAAAGCCTTGGCCAAAGCCTTGCTCCAGGGCCTGCTGCTGCTCTTCTAGGCTGGCCTGGAGTTGGTCAAGCTCGCCCTGCCGGGCTGCGGCTGCGTCCGCCTGGGCGGCGTTGTCGGCCTGGCGTGCAGCAGCAAGCTCGGCAGACACTCGGGCCTGCTCACGCTGCACGGTCTGCAGGTCCTGCTCGAGCTTGGTGGCGGCGTCGCTCGCTCCAAGAAGCGTGTCGATCCTCTTCTTGTCAGCGTCCGCCTGCGCAGTGGCCGCCTCGGCCGCATCTCGCCGCGTAGCCAGTTCTTGATCTAGCTCGGCGTTAACGTTTTCCATGAATCCGCTCATGATCTCGACTTGCGCTGCGGTTAGCTCGCCAGCAGCTGCCATCTGCTGAAACGTCTCGACGGCGGCCACGGACTCCCGCAGAAACTGCGAAGCGTCTTGGCCAGCCTCGGCCAAAAACTGCTTAAGCCGCTCCTGGGTTTCACTGAGGTTTAGCTCTAGCTGCACTTCCGGCCGGCGTGCGTTCTCAATCTCTTCACGCAAGCCGCGCAGATACTCAGAGGCAGCGCCCCTGCCAGCAGCGGCAGCGTTGCCGCTTCCGCCGGTCAGTGCTCCGCTGATGGCGTTGCCCAGCTGCTCGCCTGCAGCGGCTAGCTGCTGGACGTTTTGATCAATCTGCCGCTGGGCATTTGCTGCCACGTCCCGGCCGAACTTTTCAAGGTCGGCACTAACGTAACTGCCAATGCCTTCCAGCACCTTCCCGAGCGAGACTGCAATCCCGTTTCCAATCAACTCGAACGTGTTGAAGATTGCTGAAAACGTAGCCGACAGTCCGTTGAGAACGTCTGCCGTAAATGCGAACGACGCGGAGACTGTTTCGAGCGTCCCGGTGAGTCCACCGTACTCTGCAACGAACTTGTCGAATGTGTTGGCGAAATAATCAGCACCCTGAAGCAGAACGTCCGTGATGGCGTTGGCGATGCCAGTGCCGCCCGTGCCTTGGGCTCCGCTCCAACTTTCAACAAACCTGAGAAACTGATTCGTTACGTCAGTGACTGCTGGGGCAAGGTTGCCGATCACCTGGCCGACAATGCCTTCAATGGTGGCCCGCACCAAGTCAAAAGCATCGTTCATGTCAGCGACGTTGTTCACCTGCGTCTCGCTGACGATGATGCCAAGCCGCTCGGCTCGGGCCTGCAACTCCTCAAGGCTCGCGGCGCCTTCGCGGAACAGCGGAGCAAGTGCGGCGCCCTGTTTGCCGAAGATTTCCACGGCAGCGGCAGCACGATCCGCAGCCGTTGGCAACTCAGAGATGGCTTGGCCGATTGCTGAAAACTGCTGCGCTGGAGACAGGGCACGCAGTTCCTTGACCGAAAGGTTGATTTGCCTGAGCGACTTATCGAGTGCGTCGCCTGGCGTGGCCTTGCCGATGTTTACGGCCAGTTTCTGCACGGCAGCACCAAACTGCTCCGTGTCCACGCCGGCTAGCTTTGCTGCCAGTGAATAACCCTGGAGCTCCTCAACTCCAAACCCAGTTCGTGCCGCAAAGTCGTTTAGCGTGTCGATTGACCCGTTGACGCTAGTGACGAGCGATGCGACGCGGCCAGTGATGTCTCGGAAAACGCCGCCGAGGGACTGCAACCCATCAATAAACAATCGGCCGATTTCAATGCCCGCGAGAATCTTGGTGTTCCGAGCCAGTGATTCCAGGCTTTTATCCGTTTGCTTGGCAGATGTTCCAGCCCGATCTAGGTCTGTCTTGGCCTTTTCTAGCGCCCGGTTGTAGGTGTCTTGCGTGATGCGGCCTGCACGCAGTTGATCGTTGAGTTCCGCAACTGCGGCGTCGTACCGCTCGAGCGGTGAAATGTTGGCCTTAGTGATCTCGGCCGCCCGCTTGAACGCCGCAGCCTCTTTGTTGATCTCTGCCGTGAGCTCTGCGTAGTTTCTCGCAAACTGCTCGGCAGAAATATCTCCACGCTTCAGGCTGTCGGTGAGATCCGCCAGCGACTTGGAGGCGGAAGCCTGGGCGTTCGCGGCCGCTTCGCTCGTGCCCGCAAACTGATCAAAGACGCTTGTAGCCTTTGCGGCCTGTTTCCCAAGATTCTCAAGCGCCCGCTCCGCTGGCGTCAGATTCTTCACCACGCCAGAGGCGTCGGCGTTGACCTTCAGCGCGAGTGAAAGAATAGTGGCCATTAGTCTTGGGCGAAGGCCAGCAGCTTCTGCAGCTCGGCCCTCATCTGTGATGCGTGTTGCGGCGGCTTCTCAATCGGGTTGAAGTCTTCGGCCTTAAGGGCTTTTCCTGCTTGCGAGTACGGAGCGAGCACGGCACTTGTCAGCAGGCCCGTCTGCCGCCACGGATCAGGAAGAGCCTGGTAGTACCGCGTGAATGCGATCCACTCCGACAGTTCCTGCGAGTCCATGCGGCGGGACAGCTCCCGAACCGTCATCCCTAGGTGGCCCGCCAGACGAAAGAGAAACCTCCTCGTATGGCGGACGCTCAGTTTTTTGCCAACTCCTCCACATCGGTTTCGGTCATGTTGTTGTGCTTCATCGCCTTGTCGAAGAGCTTTGTCACGATCGCCGCAGACTTCTTCGCCAGCTGCTCGATGCCAGCCTCGTCAAAGAGCCGCTCGCCGCTCTCGGGGTGGCACAGACATCGGGCCAGATACTTTGTCCTGAAGTTGTCGATGCCACGGTCCTTATTGCCGATCCACTCCTTTTCGTAGGAGTCCCGTTCTTCGACAGTCATCACGCGAACGCCGAGCACGAGGGGCTTGCCGTCCGCACCCTTCCATTCCCGCACGGTAACTTTGAGGATCGGCAGATCGTCTGCCGCAAGAATCTGAGCCGCCAACTCTGAGACGCTAAGCATGGTTCACCCTTGGAGACGAAGCGTGGCCGCGTAGCGGGCCACGTCATTGACCACGCCAGACAGGGTGAACTTCTCGAGCACCGCCGTGCCGGTGTAGGCCAGGCCGCCACCAGCGATGGTAACCGTGCCACGCTTGCCGTAGTTGGTGGCCGAGATGTTCGCCGTCGTCAGGCACGATATCTCTATAGTGCCAACGTCAAGCGTCCACGTACTCGCACGGGCCATGGGCAGCGAGCCGCCGTGAGTCACCTTTAGCTCGGTGACTTCGCCGAAGCTCGTGCCGTCCCACGTCGCCGTAACGCCCGAAGCAAAGATCGCCATGACGGGCCTCCGTCACGGATCAGCTGCGGGCGATACGAACGGTAGCCTGGCCTCGGATCGCATCCTGCGTGGCAAGCGTCAGCGTCGAGCTCTGCACGGTGCCGACTCGGCTCAGGAGCGACGAGCCGCCTACCGTGATTGCCAGCGTGCCGGTTGCACGGTCAGCGATCAGGGTTTTGCCGATGTAATCAAAAGTCACCGTCTGTCCGGTATCACCGGAAACCGAGCCGGCCAGTGGCAGGTCAAGGGTCTTCGCAGTCTCGCCAGCGGTCTGGCCAAGGTGCGACACATTGATCTTCTCGTCCTCGGCAGTCGGATCTGTCGCCGAGACGACAACATTCGTGACGGTGTAGGTCACAGAGTTGAACGTCAGGACTGTCCCGGCGCCATCATGCGGCGTTTCAAATGCCATCGATTAAGTCTCCTGCCAGAGGATGCTGAATGACTGTGTGACCTGATACACGGGTGGCAAATCGCCGCCGGCGAGCTGAACGAAGCCATCAGACTCGGTGTCTAGGCTCACGTTCCGAACGCTTACGTATTCTGAGACTTGGCCGCCCCAGCCATCCAGAACCGAGCGGATTCTGTCTGCCGCCTCGCGTGCCTCTTCGTACGTGGTGGCGAACACGTCCACGGCCATCTGAACAGTGGCTGCGCCGATCGGGCCAGAAAGCCCCTGGGAGCGAGTGACCGCCGTGCGTCGCCAAGTGGCGAACGGCAGCGAGGCAGATGCCGGGGCGATCACGGGCCAGATCCGCTGGCCCAGAATCAACGCCACGGCAGGATCGGCAACAAGTGCTCGAGCGGCTGCCTGCTCTGGGGATTTAAGCATGGCTCAGCCTCCAGCTTGGATAGTGCCGCCGGTCACAGTACCTGTGCCGCTGAAAGTCAAAGCCTCCAGGGCTCGCTCCATTGAGATGCGGAGCTCTTGCGTCAGCGTTGTCGCCACCTTGCCCTGATACTCTCGCCAAGTCTTTCGCAGCGGTGGCTCGCTTAGCCCACCGGGCTGCATTGCTTCAATCACCAGCGTTTCGCCTTTCTTGCCCTTCTTGAAGAAGGCTCCTCGTGGCGTTTCAAGGCCACGCCCGCTCTTCGTGATTGCAAACGGCCCTCGGCTGCCAAGGCTCGACGCAATCATTGCTCCCTGGCCAGCCTTCACCTCATGGGCCTGCACTGTGGCCACCGTGCCAGACTTCATCCTTCGGGTGTGTGCACGCCGCTGGTATGGCTTCGTCGCTATCGTTTTGATTGGCCGCTGCTTCGTGCCGAACTCAACCAGCCACTGATGGAATGCACGGTCCGGCCCTAGGCGAACGGTGCCAGGTTGTGCGATTTCTTTTGAATCGGCTTTCGCGGCCCGGTTGTAGCCGAGCAAGCCAACGGCGTTGCCGTCCTTGGGGTACCTCACAACTTTGAGGTTCGCTGCACGCTTGAGGTTGCCAGTCGGCCCGGCCGGCGTGTTCTCTCGCAGCCGCAGCTGGGCCGGGAACAGAGCCTTTTCTAGTGCGTCTCCAAGAAGGTCAGACAACCCTTTGTTGTCAAACACCTTGCCGAGCGACGCCTGGAGCTTGAGCAGCTCAGACGAGTCCAGAGACAGGTTGACGCCAGCGACTGCCATCTACGCGGTCTCCTGGCAGAGCAGCTCGTGCTCGCTGCGGTTGTTGTGCTCGAGCAGGCTCACGATCTCCAGCGTGCGGCCACGCCACTGGATACGCATGCTCTGGGTAAGCCCCGTCAAATACCGCATTCGCACCCGGTGCGTCACGTCAATCTGCTGTTGCCCGTAGGACAGCGACTCCCTGGCGGATACGCCCTCCACGCTCGCCCACCGAGTGGCGAACGTGCTCCACGAAAGCACTGTTTCGCCAAGGGCGTTGCGCGTCTCCGCAGCCTGCTGCACCGTCACACGCTCTCGAAGGCGGCCGGCGTCCATTTCTACTCACCCCAAACGACAACCGTGTAACGAGTCGTGCCGTTGACTGCAAAAACAGAAACAGACTCCTGCTCGTCAATGTTGCTGACGCAGGGGCGGTTTACAGACGAAAGGTACAAAGATCCGTTGGACTGCGTCAGAACGCCGCCGTTGCCGCTTGCAAGAAATGCAATGCGCCCACTTCCGCCCGGAGCAACTTCGACAAGCTGCCCAGAGGCATCGCGGTACGTGGTTGGCCCAAACGACAGCGTCACGCCAGTTGTGCTGCATGTGCCTGACATGATGGCGACTTCGCCAGTCGTATAAGCCTCAGAATCCTGCAGGCTCACCACCTTGAGCGACGCGGTGCCGTCCTTGTCGTGAAACAGCACGTCAACATTGATGCGGCCGTCGATGCTCATTGGTAGTTGCCCCACTTCTGCGAGTCCAGCAGTGACCGAGCTGCCGCCGGCGGCTCAGCGTTGCCGCGCTTTTCGTACATCTCGTGCACATACATCAAAATGGCGTTTTTGACCGCCGCTGGCACGCTTGAGCCAGAAGCCCCGTAGCCAGCCCACCACGTCACGCTGATGGCGTTGTCGTCCCACCGATGAGGTGGCCAAGTCTGCCCGTAAAGCGTCTTCACGGCTCCTGGCGTGGCATTGCGATCCACCCGGTAGCTCGCCGTGCTGAAGGTGCTCGTGGTGCCGCTCTCGGCCGTGAACGTCAAAGAGACGGCCGTGGCGGTCCCGCTCGTCACCATCGGCGGACGTGGCAGCGGCACATCCTCGGTGCCGTTGTCGGGGAACTTATCCAACCGCATTACCCACTGCGTGTGCACCAGGGTTCGGTCTAGGTATGCCTCAACCCACTCACGCGCCGCCGTGATCAGCGTGCCGATGTAGGCGTCGTCGTCGCTAGTGTCTACCCGCAGATGGGCCTTGGCTTCGGCCACCGTGACGGGCTCAACGGCTGGCCCTGTCTGTCTCGTCAGGCTTCGGTACTGCACGGCGTCCTCGTCGCTTCGGCGTGGCGTCTGCGGTTTCAACTGGCGTGGCGAGTGCTGCCGTCTCGAGCAGGTTGCCCTGGTTGTCGGCCACGGCCAGCCGCTGAGCGAGCAGCTGCGTCGCCAGTCCGCTGGGCACGTCTGCCGCCTGCCCTTTGCGGTAGCCACGCCACGCACGGGTAAATCTCAGTTTCACCATTAACCCACGCTCCATGCAGTTTCGGGACGTTTGCCGGTGTTCGTGAACTCTGTTGTCCACTGGAAAACAGGGGCTGCGAGGTTCTTGCCGGGCCACGTCACCACGTACTCGCCGTGGCCCAGCACCACGCGGGGGGAGATGAAAACGCGGTTGCCGCTTTCTCGCCAGTTCTTCCACCACCAGATATCTGGATCGATTCGCCCGTCGTTCCACGAACCATCTGGGGCTGGCTTGCTCCAAAACCACGGTTTCTTAGTTCGCCTGAGTGCGGCCGTGCTGATGACCGTGCAGCCGAAGTGTGCCGTGTCCACCTCCTGCACAGGCTCGGCAAACCACGACGCCGGCAGCTGCGTGTGGCCTTCCTCTGGCGGTGCGTCCAGCGTGCCCTTGAGCGTCAGCATCGGGCGGCCGTCTTCTCGCTTAGTCTGCAGCCCGGTGATGGCGTCGCACTGAAACGTCATCGCCATGGCGAAGAGCTGCTCAACGTCCTGCCGAGTGAAAAATGTGTCGTAATCAATGCAGAGCAGGTATTCAGCCGAGTCAAGAAACTGCTCCATGACCCTGGTATTTACCTGGTCCCAGAACGCGCCGGTGCCCATGGTTGGGCGGATGCCGAGCGGCATCAGTGCTTGAGCCCATGCGAAGTGGTTTGAAGTAAACGAAAGCCGTGGCATCGAGAGGATTGCCTCGACGCGGATATCAACCTCAGTGCCGCCAACCTTGACGATCATTGTGCCCCTGCAAACGAGAGCGGGCGGCCCCGGTTGGAGCCGCCCGCCTAGCGTTGCAGGTGTGTCAAGCCGTCAGGCTCACGCACCCTTGAGGGCGATGACCGGGCCGGCGACGGTGTCGCTGCCCAGCGTGTGCCACGAGATCGCCACGCGAGCCGTGGCCTTGAGCACCGTCTGGTCGCTCAGGAAGGCCACCTCGGAGCTGGAGGCGAGCTCGATGCCCTGGCGGGTGCCGAAGATCGCCGCGTTCGCCAGGTTGGCAAACAGAGCGAACACGTTGCCCGTCTGGTCGCCGCTGGTCGGCATCTCGTCGGTGAGCACAACGGGGTAGCCCATGAACGTGAGCCCCAGGCCCTGCGAGAGGCCGATCGATCCGCCCTGGGCGGCGTCGAGAGCCTGCATGCAGTCGGCAAAGAAGTACGGAGAAACGTACCACTTTGCACCCGCCCGGCTGTGGGACGGCATCAGAGCCATCATCCGCAGCAGGTTGGCCTTGGTCACCTCGTCCGGCGTGTCGCCGGCAGCCGTCACGAGGGACGCGGCGTAGGTCGCCGACGAGCCCGCGAGGATGCCGTTGCTGGTCAGGATGCCAGCCACGCTGGGAGCCGAGCCGCTGTTGCCGTTGAACGCGATGTTTTCAATCGCATTGGTGAGGCACAAGGCCAGCTCGGCCGCGATCCAGTCGGCGTACGCCGCCGGGTTGACCGCGTCCGAGAGCAGCTCGTTGGCGATCTTGGTGGCCGCCGTGCACTTCTTGGCGGTCAGCGTGACCTGCGTGCTGGTCGGGTCGCTGTCCGTGATCGCCACGTTTTCGTTCTGCCAGTTGACGGTGGCGCCGGCCGTCCGCTTTGGGACGAGCACCACGTCGCTCGGCATCTGGATATTCAGAGCATTCGACGCGAACGCCGAGTTTTCCGTGACGAGCCGCAGGACGGTGTCGGACAGGAGGATGTCCGGCACGAACGCCGCACCCGTGGTCGAGCCCGTCGAGCCCTGGGCACGCACCTCGATACCGGCGTCTTCGCACCACCGCTTGGCGTCGGCGTCGCGGAGGAGCGTGGCCTTGAGCTGCATGCCGCTCTTGTAGGCGTCCTCGTGAGACCGGAACGCCTTCAGCTTGCCGTGGAACGGCATGGCCTGAATGCGGGGAGCCTTGCGCTCCTCGGTCACCTCGGGAGCCGGCGTGCAGCGATCCACGACGCTGCGGAGGTTCTTCGACGCATCGGCCACCGACTTCTCGAAGTCGATCTTCTTGGCGAGCTTCGCGGCGTCCGCGTTC